CAGCACATGCACGCCGGTCATGAATTCGCCCTGCAGGGCGTCTTCGACCTTGGTCAGCAGGTCGTAGCAGTGGCCCTTGATCTCGCTGTTGGCGTTGGCCAGATCGAAGTTGACCGACTGTGGCGTGATCTGGAATTCGGTAAACAGGTTGCTGATGACGCTGCCGTCGGCGTCCAGAATCTCACCCTTCAAGGCACCCATGCGCAAGTGTTCCAGTGTGATCGCGTGCTTGTTGCGCATGGTCTCCAGGTGCCGGGCCAGTACACCGGAGATCGCTTCCATCTCGGTTTCCGACCCAAAGGCACGAATGCCCTGGACTTCCTCGGGCAGGACCACATCGTCGTGCGGGATGTGCGGAATGACGAAGGAGCGCAGCTTGCGCTTGCCACGCTCTCCGACCGTGCCGGGCGAGCCAGGCGGCTTGGTGGGCAGCAGGTTCAGGCGACCGGCGTACTCCTCCACGATGATCTGGCGGGTGCGCACGGGTTTGGCCGGAAACAGGTTCAGGGCTTCCAGGCGGCCGTAGCGGTTGGGGATGAGGTTGATGGCGGCGGTCAGGCTGGCCATCGAGAAACCAGGGTTCAGAAACGGGTTGTTCATTTGGGGCTCCAAAAATGACGAAACCCGCGCAAGCCAGATGGCCAGGCGGGTTCGGGGATGAAAGACGGGTAGGTTTAGGACGTGGATCAGGCGGAGTCACGCACCAGCACACCGCGCTCGGCCAGCTGCTGCTCATAAGCCGTGCGCTGGGCACCGGTGAGCGCGATCGGCCAGACCAGCGCAGTCTTGGCAACGATGGCGTGGCGGGCGATCAGGATGGCGTCGCTGCGGTCGGCGTTGGTAGCATTGATCGCGTTGGCGAGCACCCCGATGGCGTCCTCAGTGCCGTCGGTGGCGGCCGGGTCGATCGCATAGTGCTTGCCATCGCTGGCATTGCGGCCCAGCACCGTGCCCAAGGGCAGATTCTGGCCAGCGGCGATGGTGGCAACGTCACGCGAATAGCGGTTGGGGGCTTCGTACTTCAAGAGGTCGCCGAGGTTGTTTTGTTCGGTGATGGAGGTCATGGTCTATTCCTTTCTCAGGCGGTGGCAGTGAGTTTCTTCACGGCGGCCACAATGGGTGAGGCCTCCGGGCGATCAAGTTTTTGGGTACCGGCATCCACGGTGATGGTCGAGCGGATGTCATCGGCCTCAGACCGTGCCGCACGGGCGTCGATCAAGACGCGCCGGACATCGGCCTCGGTCTTGCCGGCGGCGATGAACTCTGCTGCGCGGTCGGGACAACCGGCCAGCAGGCAAACCTCGGCAATCGCCTGGGCAGCCTGGGTCACCTCGCGGCGGGCTTCAGCCACCAGCACGGCGACTTCGTCGGTGCTGATGGTGTCGACGGTCTCGATCACTTTCTCTTCTTCGTTCATGGTCATTTCCTTCTTTAAGGATGCCGCCTCAGCACGGATGACGCCCCGCACCTGAGACGGCGAATGGTTACGGGCGTTGATGAATCGATGGAATTCGGCAAGGGTGGCGTCCAGCGTCTGGACACCATCAGCGAGCCCTTGGGCCACGGCATTGGTGCCGAAGTACAACCCAGCCTCGGTCGCTCGGACAGCGCCCAGATCCAGGCCACGCATGTCGGCCACGTGATCAGTGAAGATGGCGTAAAGCCGATCCACTTCGCCTTGCAGCTCTGTCTTTGCGGTGTCCGACAAGGGCTCGTGTGGCGAGTAGTCGTTCTTGTGGGCGCCCGCCGTGATGGCCGTGAACCGGTAGCCGTCCTTGGCATCCTTGACCGATTGGTCGACATGCAAGGCGATGACGCCAATCGAGCCGACGCCACCCGTTTCCGTCACGAACAGTCGCTGGGCGCTGGCCGCAATCGCATAGGCCGCTGAATACGCGGCGTCGTTGGCCACCGCCCAGACGGGTTTGACCGCAGCCACCTCGCGCACGCGACGAGCCAACTCGAAACTGCCTGAGGCTTCACCACCGGGTGAGTCGATGTCGAGCAAGATGCCGCTGACCTGGGGATCGGCCAAGGCGGAGTCCAGCATCGCGGCGATCTCGCCGTAGGACGTCAGGCCTGAGGCGGCTTCCATGCCCAGCGAGCGCTTGACCAGCGAGCCGTGGATCGGGACCACTGCAATACCCTCGGGGGCTGCGGTTGCGGGAGGCCGTTGGTACATGGCCATGTCCATGGCTGGCATCGCGGGAGCATCGGCCATACCGATGCGCTGGCCGACCACGGAGAGGATCACGTCCAGCTTGGGTCGGTGAATCAGCAGGGGCGTCCCGAACAAGCGGGAGGCAAGGTAAGTCATGGTTGGGGATCCTGGTTGTTGGGTGACGCACCGGCAGACTCAGCAGTCGGTGATTCGACAGTTTGTGGTTCACTTGGCTCTGTCGACACTGCAGCCGGCGCCTGGTCATGCCGAGCATCGGAGTCAAAGACCAAACCCAGTGCATCGGCCCGGGCGTTGTCCGCTGCGATCTCGCGATCCACGTCCTCGGCGTCGTAGCCATTGCCGGAGATGGCTTCAGACCGGCTCATGAGGCCCGCCCGGATCGCCAACTTCATGGCGTTGAATTCCTTCTGCGGATCCACCCAGCTCCAGCCCTGTGGAATCCACTTGGCGGCTTGATAGGCGCGGCGGTCTTTGCGGTAGCCGGGCAAGTCCAGCGCACCTTCGAGCAACGCCTGGTCCATCCAGGCGCGCCAGATCGGGCGACACAACTGGTGCACGATCACACCGTGCTGCAGGGCTTCACAGCGACGGCGGAACTCCAGCAGACCCGCCCGGATCGAGGAATAGTTCACCTGCGTCAGGTCCCCGGTGAGCATCTCGTAGGTGATGCCCATGGCAGCGGCCACCGCGCGGAACTGTTGACGCATGAACTCTGCGTAGGACGATCCAACATCGGCGGGAGCTGAGAACTTGATGTCTTCGCCTGGCTCCAGGATCTGCAGCGTGCCTGGCTCCATGCCCGCGAGCGCCACCCCATTGCCATCTGCTGCTGACTCGCCCATCAGGTTGTCTTCTGGGGCCATGCGGGTGATGAAGCCGGCAAACATGGCAGCGGTTTTCTTGCGGACCAGCTCCGCGTCGTCGTACTGGTCCAGCTCGTTGAGTTTGACGAGTGCCCGGGTGAGCCACGGCTCGCCCCGGATCTGGCCGGGACGCAAGGGGCGAAACAGGTGGATGACTTCACTCGCATCGACCCGCACGGTGTCCATGCCACCGCCACCCGCATTGCTCGACATCGGTGCCAGCAAGCCATCATTGGGGTGCGAGCGGTAGAGGTGGTAGGCCACCCGGCGCCCCAGCCAATCGAATTCGATGCCGGAGCGGATGACGTTGCCACCGGGTAGATCCCGGTTCATGGTGGTTGGCAGGTGCTCGGCTTCCAGCACCTGGATCTGCAGCGCCACCGGCAGGCCATCTTCGGTGCGGCGGTAGCGCAACCGGACTAGCGCCTCGCCGCCTTCGAGCATGGCGCGGGTGGCCAGTGCCTGTAGACCGTAGAAGTCGGTCAGCCCTGCGGCATCGGCCTGTTCGCACCAATCCCACCACAGGCTGTGGATGGCTTCGCGCGTGGCCTGGTCTTGCACCATGCTCTGAGGCTTGATACCGGTGCCGATGGCGTTCGCCACGAAGGCTTCGATGCCAGCCGCAGCCCAGGCGTTGCGGCGCACCAGGTCACGGCTCTTGGCGCGCAGTTCGTCTTGGGCCAGCGACAGGGCTGCCACGACACCTGGGTTGCTGGGCATCCAAGCCAGGGCGCGCCGACCGCCGCCGGTGCCGTCATAGACCGGCGTGCCACCGAACATGCGGCGACGCAGACTTTTGAGCCAGGCCATCAGAGCGCCTTGCTCGTGGTCACGCGGATCTGGCGCGATTTGGGTGCGCCGGATTCACGAGCGATAGTGGCTTCGACTTCGGCGATCGCAGCTTTCAAATCGGCCACGCTGCGGTACTCGATGCTTTTGCCCTCGTAGGTCACGCGGTGTTCGCCGCTGGCCAGGGCTTCGCGTAAGGCGTG